TTAATTGGTTTTGGGAAAAAAGAAGAGTTTAAGGAAATTCTGGCAATTTTAAGAAGGCAGATGCCTGATAGGATAAGAGTTCTGTGAAATTTGTCGTGTACAGAGCTAAAATTTATAACTTGCTGCATGTATCAGGGGTGGTGCATGTTGCAATTTCAAGCCCAACTTCTGATGTTGAAATTAGTGCTATTCAAGTTGCGCACTGCACCAATATTTCGATAAATGCAGGAGAAGCTTAATGAGCAATCTTCTACCGCCTAACTCCACTCAGCTTGAACGTAATGTCTGTGAAGTCACCGCACAAGCCACCAATCTCGATGTCAAAATTAAAACCATTGCAACGCTAAAAAACACACCTAAAGATTTTTTGCCACTCATTGCTTGGCAAAATAGTGTCGATCGCTGGAATCGGGATTGGTCAGAAAAACAAAAAATTGCTCAGATCAAAGCTTCATTTCAGATTCATCAAAAGAAAGGCACAGTCGCAGCACTCAAAGAAATTACCAAAGCCTTTGGTTATTCATTGACAGTGACCGAGTGGTGGCAAGAGCAGCCAACCAACACACCAGGAACATTTCAAATCACCATCGATACCGAAGGTAATGAACTCAGCGAATCAGGCTACAACACCCTGATTGCCTTATTGAATGATGCAAAACCTCTGACACGTGAACTCAAAGGCATTGAAGTTAATGTTGTCTCAGTGCGTGGTGATACCAATATCGCTTGTGCCATGTACGACGGTGAAGACGTCACCATCTATCCCAAACAAAACGAATTTACTCCTATTTGTTGTCCGATTTTTGTCTTCTTTGGACATGACGACACCACCATCTATCCGAGAGCTTAAACATGGCAGAACAAATTTATTATTCAGTTTTCACAAAAAAAGGTCTGGAACTTCTAACTGAAGCGATTCGTAATGGCACCAAACTCGGAATTACCAGTATGGCCTTTGGTGATGGCGGTGGTTCATTACCTGTCCCGAATGAAAATTTCACCTCAATGGTCCGTGAAGTACATCGAACCCAGTTGAATAGCCTTGCGCCAGATCCAAACAATGCGAACTGGCTTCGTGCTGAAGCAATAATCGCGTCAGCCACGGGTGGTTTTAATATACGCGAATTGGGTTTGTATGCGGGTGATGTACTGGTTGCATATTCAAACTATCCACCTACATATAAACCAAATCCAAGTGATGGTACTGCACGTATCATGTCCTTCCGCATGATTTTGCAAATTGATAATACCGCTAATTTTGATTTAGTCATTGATCCAGATGTTGTGCTGGCAACGATTCAGAAAGTTGAAGATGCTAAAGTTGAATTATTCGAAAAAACTGTCAACACAGTAAGCACTTTTGCAGATTTACAAGCGCTTGAAAAATGGGATGGTCGCACGGTTAAAACAAAAAGTTACTATGCTGCGACAAATTTTGCACTTGCACAGCCTTATAAAGGTGGTGCCACATATGTTTACAGTACAGTAAATAATGCTTGGAACATTCAGATTAGTAGCGGATATGTTGATGTATTCATGTTTGGTGCTCGAGCTGATTATTCAGAAACAACGAAAAATGGCACAGATGATACTGCAGCAATTATGGCGGCTATTGATGCAGCATTAGCTGCTGATGTTTATGTAGTGCATATGCCTCAAGGCAACTACTACACAACGGGCGAAATCAACACTGGAGGAACAACTGCTTCAACCACTATCGATATGTGGGATCGGGGTGTCAATGGTCAACTTAAAAAAGGAGTATTTTTAAAAGGCAAAGGACGTTTAGTCACAACAATTTATTTTGAGCCGAAAAACATTGATAGTGTCGGTGTCAAAATTGAAAGATCGACAGGCGTGGCATCACGAATGGGCCTATCTGGTGTTTCAATTACACCAGCATCGTGGACAGGACAAGCTGAATCTGAAACGAAAAGTCAGCTAAAAGGAATTGGTCTTGAACTTGCGGACCAATGTTTTAGCACAATTCGTGATGTTTTTATTGGTGCTTTCAACGATGGTATTCGTTTAAGCAATAACTGGGGCTTTTGTGAATTTAACAGATTTGAAAATCTTCATATCGACTATGCACAAAACTGTATTCATTATTTTCATAATGGCGGTTATGAGAGTTTTCATGGTAATTCATTTGAAAAGACAATGATTCAGTTACGTGCAGGCGGCACAGGCATCAAATTGAGTAAATCAGGTGTCGTTAAGGTTGAGACACAAGAAAATCCTTATGTTTACCACAATAAATTTGATATTAATGCCTATGGTCAAAAAGATGCATATATAGTGCATTCAGAAAATGGTACGGCTGCAACATGCTATGGAACATTAACTGTTGAAGGTGACTCAAATTTTAAAATTGATAATGCAGTAGATTTCTTCGAACTAAATGGTGCACTAGTTAACTTGCATCATGGTGACCCAAATTTTTTCAGTCAAGATCGCTCTATTTTTGAGAAGGGTTCGAATCAGTATGATGCAGATCATTCGTTTAGGTTTTCAAATCAAAGTGACTGGATCACATTTAGTGGAAAATATTCAGCTTTCAATAGAACTCTACTTTCAACAACAAAAGCTAAATCACTTTATCAACCTCGTATCTTTACTAAAGATCCCGACATTATACAAACTGAAGACGGTGGTTTGGGTTTTGTTGTTAGAGGTTCAAATATTACTGGTTGGGATTTTCTATCATTTGGAACATCATCAGGTAAAGATCGCAATGGATATCTAAAACACGCAGTACCAGTTTGGAATTTGAGTGGAAACGATGGAAACTTAACTGCTTTTTATAAAGATATCGTTTTAATAGCAAAAACAGAATCTAAAACGTTAAGCGTTCAATTATCACATGATTACAATAGTTTAATGCCACAACAAGGCGATTCTATCTCTTTAGGGATAGGAGCATTACGTTATAAAAGCCTTTACTTGACCGATTGGGATATAAATGGGTCAGGAATATTGCCTAAAGTTACGGCTTCGAAAAACTTAGGGTCATCAAGTACAACGATCAATAATATTTACACACAAAACGCTGTCACAGTCGTGTCAGATGAAAATCATAAAAATGATATTTCAGAATTAAATGAAACTGAAATTGCATGTGCAAAAGCATGTGCAAAACTCTATCGACGCTACAAGCTAAAAGCAGCAATTAAAGAAAAGAGCGAAACAGATGCGCGCTATCATCTCGGAGCCATTGCACAGCAAATTGTGCAGTGCTTTACAGATCACGGTTTGGACTGGACGCAATATGGCATCATTACATATGAAAAGTGGGATGCAATTGAAACTGTCGAATATCAAGCTGCTACATATGATGAAGATGGTCAAGAGCTTACGGCAGAAATATTTGCAATAGAAGGACGTGAAGCAGGTGAAATCTTTATGATGCGTTATGAGGAATTCAATTGTTTTGTGAATGCTGGTATGAATGCAATCTTGACTGAGCTTGAAGAACGTTTATCTAAACTCGAATCAGCTTAAAAACACTTTGTATATAACTCATATACAAACACCAAAGCATGACAGTGAAACGTCAATTTGTAAGCCTGTGATCTGAAAACACAACCAGAACACAGGCTATTTTTATGGCTCAAGATTATCATCACGGAGTCCGAGTTTTTGAACTCGATGACGGTACACGCCCAATTACAACCGTATCAACTTCAATCATTGGTATGGTCTGTACAGCATCAGATGCAGACGCGACCAAATTTCCACTTGATACCCCTGTTTTAATCACAAATGTTCAATCAGCTATTGATTCAGCAGGCGTGAAAGGAACATTAGCTCGTTCATTGCAAGCCATTGCAGACCAAACAAACGCAGCAACAGTCGTGGTACGTGTAGAACAAAAAGCCGATGCAGCTGAGCAAACATCTGCCATTATTGGCGGTTCAGTCAACGGCAAATACACAGGCATGAAAGCTTTGCTCGCAGCTGAAGCACAGCTCGGTGTAAAACCACGAATTTTGGGTGTACCAGGACTCGATACTTCTGAAGTTGCTGTCGCATTGGTAAGCATTGCACAAAAACTTCGCGCATTTGCTTATGTTTCAGCTTACGGCTGTCAAACTAAAGAAGAAGCACAAGCATATCGTCAAACATTTGGTGCACGTGAAATTATGGTCATTTGGCCAGATTTCTTAGGTTTTGACACAGTGACAAGTACAACAATCAACTTTGATTCAGTTGCACGAGCACTTGGTCTACGCGCCAAAATTGACAACGAAACTGGCTTTCATAAAACTCTTTCTAACGTTGCAGTCAATGGGGTTACTGGTATCAGTAAAGATGTTTACTGGCAATTGCAAGACCCAGACACAGATGCAGGCTACTTAAACCAAAATGACATTACCACGCTCATCCAACGTGATGGTTTCCGTTTTTGGGGTTCGCGTACTTGTTCATCTGATCCACTTTATGCATTTGAAAACTACACACGTACAGCTCAAATCATTGCGGACACAATGGCTGAAGGGCACATGTGGGCAGTCGATAAACCACTTACACCAAGCCTAGCAAAAGACATTATTGAAGGCATTAACGCAAAATTGCGCGAAATGATTCAAAGCAATTATTTGCTAGGTGGTGAATGTTGGTTAGATCCAGTCATCAATACAAAAGAAGTATTGAAGGCAGGCAAGTTTTATATCGACTACGACTACACACCAGTCCCACCTTTAGAAAATCTCATGTTACGTCAGCGCATTACAGATCGTTATTTGGTCGATTTTGCTTCACGTGTAACCGTAGGATAAGGACAACATCATGGCATTACCAAAAAAATTAAAACTGATGAACCTTTATAACGAAGGTAACTCATATCTTGGCCAAACCGGTGAAGTGACCTTACCTAAGCTCGGTCGCAAGTTAGAAAACTGGCGTGGCGGTGGCATGAACGGCAACATTAAGTGGGACGCCGGTCTAGCTGATGACATCAACGAGATGACATGGAAACTCGGTGGCATCGATAAGTTGATTTTACAGCAATGGGGTGCTGCTTCAGTTTCTGCCATCGGTCTACGCTATGCGGGTTCATTTCAGCGCGATGACACTGGCGAAACCAGTGCAGTCGAGGTCGTGGTCCGTGGTCGCCATGAAGAGATTGATTTTGGCAACTACAAACCGGGTGATGACACGGAAACCACAGTTAAAACCATTTGGTCTTATTACAAACTCACCATCGATGGTGAAAAAATCATTGAGATCGATATTCCCGGTGGCATCGAAATCGTAAACGGTGTCGATCTTCAAGAAAAGCATCGTCAAAACATCGGCCTATAAGTTTCCATCCCTCTGTTCATACCCCGTGGGCAGAGGTTTTTTTATAAATTTTTTGGAGTTATCTCATGTCAACTGAACAACAAGCTCAAAACCAAGAAGCAATTAAACCGAACACAAAAGTCATTGAACTTGAAGACGGTTTTAATCGTAAAGGAACAATTATCAAAGAAATTACGTTGATTAAACCCAACACCAGTCATTGTCGAGGTTTAAGTCTAAAAAGCGTACTAAATTTTGAGATTGACGCATTAGCAGTATTGCTAACTCGCATTGCATTGCCCGCCATGACTGAGCAAGAAGTCTATGCGTTGGAACTTATGGACACGCTAAAAATTGCAGAAGGGATTACTCATTTTTTGGAGAAAACAAACAGCTCCCCGACAGCGTAGATGATGTTATTGCCAATCTAGCAGTCATTTTCCATTGGACGCCTGCAGATTGTGATTCATTTAGTTTAGAGGAACTAATTGCATGGGAAGACCGTGCAAGAAAAAGAACAGAAGTAGAGTAAAAATTATGAGTAAGTTAGATCTCAGTATTATTGTAAAGTTTGTAGATAAAGCCACACAGCCAATTCGGCAGTTTCAGCAGCATGTACAAAACACCAATCAATCTATAGATCGGCTTACTCATTCCATAGATCGCCTAGAACGAAGCCTTAATGGTGGACGTTCATTCAAACAATTTTCACGCAATATTCAAGTTGGTTCATCAAACGTCAATCAACACAGTGGTGCGTTAAACACCATGCACAACGGTTATGATCGTGTAGCCAATGTTTTAGATAAAGTACGAGATAAAACACAAGCATGGTCAGACTCGCTCAAAGCCAATCGTGCTCAAATGCGAGAAGAGTTTAAAAGTCTTGCCATGAATTCGGTTATTGCAGGTGCAGGTTTGTATCAATTTTTAAAACCTGCAATCGATTTTGAAAAACAAATGTCAGGTGTGCAATCTGTGCTTGATTTAGAAAAACAAAGCAAAGCTATGCAACAACTGACAGCAGATGCCCGAAAGTGGGGTGCTGCCTCTTCTTTCAGTCCTAGCGAGGCAGCACAAGCTCAATTTGCATTGGGTTCAGGGGGTTTTAATGCAGATCAAATTCACAAAGCCCTTGGCGGTACATTGCAACTTGCAGAAGCAGGAAAAGTTGAACTTGAACGCGCAGCACAGATTGCAGTAGGAACACTCAACGGTTTTGGTTTGGCAGCAAATGAAATTGGACGTGTTAATGATGTTTTTCTAAAAGGAACTAATCTTACAGCCACTAGTGTTGATGGTTTAGGTGAAACTATGAAATACGTTGCACCCATCGCAAAAGCCTATGGTGCAAGTATAGAACAAGCTACAGCTATGACAGGCTTACTTGGTAATAATAATATTTTAGACACTCAAGCAGGCACATCTTTACGTAGTATCATGACTCGCTTTGCTGGGCCACCTAAAGAAGCAACAAAAGCATTTGCCAAACTCAAAATCGAAACTAAAGATAATAATGGCAATTTGCGAGACATGTCAGACATCTTGGCAGAGGTCAATCAAGCTACCAAAAATATGGGTAGTGGTACGCGTTTAGATATTTTTAAGGATATTGCTGGGCAGGAAGCTGTATCAGCTTTTGCAGTTCTGGTAGATCAGGCTGCTTTACTTGATAAAAACTCTGGTAAAACTGTCAATAAAATTAAAGAATTGACTAAGGAATTAGAAAATTCAAAAGGTGCAGCAGCACGAGCAGCTGCAATTTTAAAAGATAATTTGGCAGGTGATATTGAACAACTTGGTGGCAGTATTCAAGATCTCAGTATTTCAGTACTTAATGCATTGGGTACAGACATAAGAGGCTTTGTAACTGGTCTTGGTTCATTTATCGATCGAATTAAGGATTGGGTAGACGCCAATCCTGAACTCGTGCGAACTATTGCAAATTTAGCCATGAAATTGCTCATGTTCAAAGTAGCAATGCTCAGTGCACGTTACACTGGAAATTTATTGTTTGGTACCATTTTTAGCATGGTTGCAGGCATCACAAAATTTGCTCTGTTTATGTGGGTCGCCACAAAAGTACTCGACAAGTTTGGTATTGGTATGCCATCAAGATTGAATTTAATTTCTACAGGTGTACGTCTACTGGGTCAGGCATTTATATTCTTGAGCCGACAGGCATTACCACTACTTATTACAGGTATTCGAACATTATCTATGGCGTTGCTAACCAACCCTATTACATGGGTCATAGCCTTAGTTGCAGGTTTCGCACTCGTCATTTGGAAGTACTGGGGGCCTATTAGAGCATTTTTTGTCGGGTTTTGGGATGGGTTAAAAATCGGCTTAGCACCACTCATCGATAGTTTAGGTACAGCATGGAACAGTTTGAAAGCTGCAATGAGTCCATTGTTGCCACTCTGGAGTGGTTTAGCGTGGATGTTTAACTGGGTTAAAGAAGGCATTTTAAGTTTATTCTCACCTTTCCAAGCGACCAACTCCCAGCTTCAAGCAGCCACGGAAAATGGTAAAAGTTTCGGACAAGCTTTTGGAATGATTATTGGTGTAATAGGAACAGTGATCCTCAAAGTTGTCGAGTTCGGTGCAATTTTATTCAATATTGTTGGAACTGTTATTGGTAATACAGTTGGTGTACTCGTTACAACATTCAGCAATCTTCCAACTTTTTTCAGTAATATTTGGACTCAAATTAAAGCAGCATTTAGTGGAGGAATTACAGGAATTTCTTCACTCATCCTAAATTGGTCACCCATTGGCTTGTTTTATTCAGCCTTTGCTACCGTGCTCAGTTGGTTTGGAATCGAACTTCCCGCTAAGTTTACAGACTTCGGCAGCATGATCATTGATGGTCTGGTCAATGGGATTAAATCAGGATTTACCAAGCTCAAATCTATTTGGAGTGAAGTCACCAGCTATATCCCTAGCTTTTTTACAAATAAGATGGTTATCCGTAGTCCATCTCGAGTCATGGCAGAGCTTGGCGGCCACGTTGTTGGTGGTATTGGTGTGGGATTAACACAAGCATTTCCTGCACTCAAAAATCAATACAATCAGGTTCTCAATCTCTTTACCAACAAATCTCAATCGCCTGTCAAAGAACAAGTAAATATTGCTCGGCCAATTGTTAGTAATTCCCAACCAGTCATAACAAAATCCAAGGCAGCAACACAAATCGCAGGGGATACATATACGATTCATATCCATGCTGCACCAGGACAAATCGTTCAGGATCTCGAACGTCAAATTGAACAAGTCTTCATGCGAATCCAGCGCGATAAACTGGCGCGAGTTCGTACCATCATGGCCGATCAGGAGTAAAACTTATGATGATGATCCTGGGCATGTTCCCGTTTAGTATTCCAACTGCTGTTTATCAACAGTTACAGCGCAGCACCAATTGGCGACATCCGAGCAATTCCAGAGTAGGTGATATGCCAGCCTATCAATTCACTGGCCGTGGCGAAGATACTATTTCGCTTGAGGGCAGTATCGTGCCTGAATTTGGATCTCAAATGAGCATTACAGCACTTCGCACAATGGGCGACACAGGTAAGGCATTTCCACTGATTGCAGGCACAGGTAAAGTATTTGGGCTGTATCACATCGATGACCTTCAGGAAACCCAGACTATTTTTTTCCCAGATGGCACACCAAAAAAAATCGAATTCAGTTTGAAAATGACGCAGGCACAGAAACCAGGAACGCTCATTGGTAACACTGCAGGAAAATTAATAGGCTTACTATGACTGTACTTTCCACACTCAATGATCTGGCCAATGATGTTGCAAAAGCAAACCCAGTTCCCATTTTTAAGCTCATCGTCGATGGCTTAGATATTTCATCAAAGATCAACAATCGATTCATGCAAATGCGTATCGAAAATAAACGTGGCTTTGAAGTCGATACGCTAGACCTATCGCTATCCGATCACGACGGATTGCTACAAATCCCTCCAAAAGGAGCAGTCTTACAGGCATGGATAGGCTGGCAGCATTCTGGCTTGGTCTACAAAGGCAGTTACATCGTCAAAGAGGTCGAGCATGCCGGTACGCCCGACGTTCTTCGTATTCGCGCCACCAGTGCAGATATGAAAAAGTCACTCAAACAGAAAAAAGAGCGTAGCTTCGATAACATTGCTCTTGGTGATTTAATACGACTGATTGCCCTTGAGCATGATCTTAACGATAGTGTTGCAGCAGATCTGGCCAGCCATAAAATCATTCATATCGATCAAAACGAGTCAGATGCGAATTTGATTACTCGTTTAGCCGATGAACACGACGCGATTGCAACCATCAAAAATGGTAACTTACTTTTTATGCCCAAAGGCCAGAGTCAGACTATATCTGGTCAAGATCTACCGACTTACAAGTTGACCAGGGCAATGGGTGATGATCATCGCTATAGCTATAGCGATGGCGGTGAAGAAGTCACTGCAATTCGCGCGTTTTATTACGATGATAAAATGGCTAAAAAGCTCGAGGTCATTGTTGGGGATCAGTCGAACCAGAACATCAAAGAGCTACGTCATATTCATCGAGACAAACAAACCGCGACACTAGCTGCTTCAGCTAAATTGAACCACTTCAAACGTACCAGTGAAACACTTAGTTATAAGCTGGCCAGAGGTGTGCCAGACATCATACCAGAGCAAACTTTTTTATTTGTGGGCGTCAAAGAACAGATCGACGAAATATACTGGCTAGGTACCACAATTACAGACACATTGGACGCTTCAGGTGGCTATACAACAGATCTGCAACTTGAAGTTTTTTTTCCTGATGCAGACGATGTTTCTGAATTATTTGAAGATCAGTTTGTCTCCGAAAAAGATAAAAAGTGGACTGGAGTAGTGGTGTATTACCAGGAAGGAGAAAAAGCGTTGCAGTTGGTGAAAGGGGATATTTCTAATGCAAAACATTTTAGTTATCTCTATTTGACAAAAGCTGGTGCCCAGCAACGTCTAGATCGTGAATATGCATTATTGGATCAGGAAACAGGAAAATTTTCTGCCCACAATGAATTAGATATGAAACCCTACACGGGATTAAAAGTGCAATATACAAATGGCAAAGGACCAAGTCCACGTTATTGGGCAACATTAGGCGATCAATCTAATCCCAAAGTCATCAATGCAGTACTTCAAAGTAAAAAAGCTGCAGATAAGCGACTTAAACGTGAATTACCACGCCTAAATGCCAAACAAGATATGTTGCAACAGGTTAAAGAAAGCTAATAAAACAAGTGGGATTTCGCATCCCACCCCTTTAAATCAAAAATTATAAATGATCAACTCATTACCATTATGAACTTCATTGGCTGCTTTAGAATTTACCGACCAGCGAATTTTACGATGTGTCATTTGATAATCTTTAAATAACTCACGTACTTCAGGAACATCATTAAGGCTCAGTATAAATTTTCCTTTAATACCGTCCAACTTCTGCTTCAATGTATAAAAGTCATCTTTACTCCAGATTCCTTTTCCATAGACGTTTTCACAATCCCAATAAGGCGGATCTAAGTAAAACAAAGTATCAGGACTATCTAGCCGACCAATCACATAATCATATGAACGATTTTCAATGACTACATTTTGCAAACGTTCGTGTATTGAGATTAAATGCTCGCGCAAACGTTTCCCCAGTCTCATACGACTTGCTCTGTCTTTAGAATATGTAAAGCTTCCATCAAGCTGGCACCCAAAAGCAGAACGTAATAAATAATAAAATTTCACGGCACGTTGAATATCTGTTAAGGCAGATTGGTCACGTTTAAAATCATCAAACTGCGTTCGAGAGAATAATAAAAGTTCGTATTCAGACAAAAAAGCATCAAAATGAAATTTCAAGATTCGATATAAATTGATCAAGTCGTCATTAATATCGTTAATTACTTCAACCGTGGAAGCCGTCTTTTTGAAAAGTACCCAGCCAGCACCGCCAAACACTTCAACATAAGTTTTATGTGCGGGCAGCATATCAATAATCGTTCTGGCCAGTTGAGATTTACCGCCAAGCCAGCCACTGAAGCTGTGGCCACTAGGATTGTATTGCGGTGAGAGGTTTTGTGTCATGGATCTTACCTGATGAGGTCGGATGCTCTGGGCATTCAGGTAAGGCACTCAAGGTGCTCTGGAAAGTATTGAGAGTTTTACAGCGAGGGCATTTAATTTCAATTTGATCAAATGCCGCACTTTTTGCCAACAATTTAAAACAGCATTGGCATTTTAAATTTTGCATAAATTTTTCTGCATAAGAAAAACCGTGTAAATACTATAAAAAATTGAATAAAAGAACAAATATTTGTTCTTTTAATTTAAAATAAACAAAATTATATTCTTAGGATGTGCTGAATGAATTCACCCAATAATTACAACAAAATCAATAAAAGTAATTCTCGGCCACAAATTATCTGTCCTCATTGCAAAAGCACAAATTTAAAAATCAGATCAAGTGAGCAAAGACATCCACTTCTCAAAGATGTCTGGCTCACTTGTCCCAACTTATTCTGTGGTTTCACCTGTGGTGGACACATTGAAATCACGCACACCATATCGCCCAGCGCAAAGCCAGATCCAACAATCGTCATACCTACATTGTTAGAACTTAAAGCTGCAAATGATGAAAAATGGGAGATAGAGCCATGATTAAACCTGATTATCTCTCTCCCATAATTTCCTCAATTATGAATCAACCAATAATTGCCAATAGATCTATCAAAAAAAAGAAGGGAGAAACTTGTCGATCTAGATATTCAATCGTATTAAACCAAAGTCGACCAATGGTTAAAAGTTATGTGTATCGCATGTTTTGTTCTCACATTCTGCCCATACTTGACTGGGATTTCTCAAAAAAGTTCTGTTTTAATCCGAAAAAAATTCAAAAAGTGCCAGATCGCAAGCGTCGAAAAGCCTGTTATCAATCTTTTGCACTATACAAACAATCTTTTAAACCCATGCCGAAGCCTAAATTAAAGATCTGGAGAGATGAATGGCCAAGATTAATGAAAGGGGCAACTCAGGCTTGGTCGGATCATGCAGTGGATGCTTTTTCATTTTTTGCGCATTGTGTTGATCAAAAAGCCAAATTTGCTGCTCAATATGAATGTAGATGGGATTTGGGTGAAGAGCTATGAACCCGGAACAACTATTTGAATTATTCTTTCAAGACATCACAACAGATATGAATCCACCAGGCATGAAATATCGTTGTGACGCGATGCGTTACTGGTGGCGAGAACGTTTCATGAATGCTTATTACGGTGTAGAAGAACCGTGGAGATTACGCAGTTGGGCAGAAGCACCGCAGATGTGGCTGAAGGGATACAAAAGGGCAGAACATACTAAAGTTTAGCGTAGTAAAGGCACATTTATTCTTTTAAGAAATCTTTCTTGTCTTGCTCTATCTGATCAAAAAAATTGTGATGAAAGCTTTGTCTCAATAAGTTTAGAGTTAATTTATCTAGAGCATCTTTATAAGTATCGGCTTCAAGCTTAACCTTGAGTAAAGGACATTCAACAACCCACTTCTGCTCCTTATCTTTCCAGAAAATTAAAAATGAATGTTGAAGGGTTTTGGTAAATTTTTGTTCAATTGTTTTCATAGTATTATTTCACCACTTTATAAAATTTTTGTTCATATTTTTTAGCATCTGTTGGTGTCATTTCACGATCAAGACGAAGTAAAAACAGGCCCTTTTTATACATATATTGATTTGTCATAGGCATCGCCAAATGTACGCTCTTAATATAATTATAACGTCTGTCCAAATCTGCCTTGTTTCTAAATTTCTCAATTGTACCGCCAATGAAATCGTCAGGATTATCACTTTCGTAATATCCATCACTTTCAAACTTTGGATCAATTAGTGGATCTGGCCACGAAACTTTTTCAATGTACTGATTAGGACGACCAAGCTGTTTATTTAAATCATTCTTTTCATTGAAAGGATACAGAAAATCTAAACCTTTAATATCAAGTTTCAATGCGACTTCAAATGCACTTTGAGCAAAACTTAAATTTGAAAAAATTGAGATGGATATCAATAAAAAAATACGAATCAAACTTTTACCCATGAAATTTAAGTCCTAAATAAATTTTCTTCAGAGTTTTAAATCAATTTTCAATTGGTAATCCAATTGCTTGAATAAAATCATCCTCAGTAATAATTTTTATATCATGACCCTGTTGCTGCCATTTTTTTGCTTCTTCAAATTTTCGACCATAGCTAACATGTGCCCAAGCTTTGTTACCTTTATTACAGATTACTAAATAATTTACAGTGGTAGTCATATCATCAATGAACTTACCGCCATTGTTCTCAATTAGAGCTTTCCAGTCTTTTTTCTTGAAACGGCTTGAAGTACCTGTAAAACAATAAAGGGCATTTTCAATTAGTAGTTGACCTTTAAAAAAATCAGGATTATCTATTGTTTCAATTTTAGTTCTCAATGTGCCATGATCATCTGGATCAACATACCGTTTTATTTGTTTGAACAATGCTTGAATATCAAAATCTGTTAAATCATCTTGTTTAGTTCTTACAGGACGTAACGATGTATAAACTTCCTGAAAAAATACATCATCTTCTAAATAGTCATGTTCTTTCATCCAGGTATTTAAAGCCTTAGCTTCATCTATACTCAAAGTACCATCGCAAACTACTCCAGCCAATAGTCCGTGAAGCCGTTGAACATCTCTAGTATTTTTTGAATAGAACTTTCCTGAAATAAAAATCTTAATCACTTCAACAAATTGTTTGCACTTTTCTTCATCTAATTTTTGCGAGCCAATAACTGTTTGACCTAACAAGTGAATTAAATGATCAAAAGGATATTGACAATAGATTTCAGGATTTCTTTCCATCCATACCTGTAAGGCATAAATTTCTTTCTTATTGATTGTATGATCTAAAATAATGCCTTCTAAGAATCCTAAAAAATTATTTATTTCTTTATCAATTATCGCAGTCCCCATAAATCTATTTATTAGTTCTTCATCTAAATTTTCTATTTTTTTATCCATATAATCCAACATCTTATAAAAATAGTGAATCACTATCTTGACATAGTGGCACACTATAGGCAACATGTATTTACGCAGCAAAATCTGCGTACAGGCGTGAGAACCTGTCAAATCAACCAAAAGCGATGAAAATACAGTCGCTCAAGCGGCTATTTTTTTGTCAAAAATGTCTGATCGGCTATACTCGTTATGGTAGATCGGGCAGGGCAGCTTCGCGCTGGCCGTTTAGCTTTTGGTACGGTATTCTCACCCCTGTTCGGTCTGCCACCATTCCGTGAGAAGAATGGCGGTAGGTTTAAAACTTACCAAAAGTGAAACCATCATGAAAAAAATCAATCATGTGCAAGAGCACACTGCTATCTATAGCCTAGACACCTATAACCAACGTCTCCGTCAGCTCCAACGCCAAAAACGCCTAAAAATCCTGTTCGATTGCATGGGGTATTTCTGCATCTGCTTTCTTACGTTCTCCTTGTTATTTTTGGGAGAGTAATCATGCATCCAGCCATACTCGCCTTTATATTTTTTCTGCTATTAGGCTCCATCTATCTATTGGCGGGAGCATATCAGCTATGAACGAGAACATTATTCCGTATGTACCGATTGCAGACCGTGTTCATGCTACAAACGAAAAAAGCCAGCTTGTCTGCCAGCAGTTTTTTAATATGGTCGATCAATTGGTCAAAGCACAAATCACATTTAATCACGATACAACAATCGGATTTCTATCGATTTGTCCTGATCAAATTAACGATTTAATAGAACAACTTTCAAAAACTGATCATTCAATAGATAAATTAGATATAAAAATCTTAGAGTTAGCTCTAAATGATTTAACTTATCCTAAGTATTTGGGAGTACATCAGGTTACCAGTCCAATCTGGAACAACACCTCGGTTGCAGTCTGGCAATTTCAATTAAATAGAATTGCGAGAGATAAAAACATGCAACCTTATGACAATGATTTTCTATTAGATCAAGCATTAGCCACACTACGCATTTGGAGAAATTCACTCGAAGCCGTCGGAAACGACACTCAGGTGACTTACAACAACAACGATCTGATTTATAAAATCATAGATCTTGAAGACAAACTTGAAAAAGTACAGGATCAACTAGAGTAAAAATTGAATTAAAAAAAGCCCACGTTTATGCGTGGGCTTTTTATTTATAAGTCATTATTTTGGTTCCACGTCTTTTGCATACGCCTTACTTAAGCCAAGTAACGCAGCCTGTCCTTCAGGGCTTAGTTGTCTATATGCCTTTAGCAAAACACTTTCTTCACTGGTTAAGCCGCTAAAGTCCGGATCTATTCCAAGCAGCACATAACGAATATCAACGCCTTGTTTCTGCAAACGGTTCAGGTAAACCCACTGGTCCGGCACATTGCCACGCACATACGCTCCCAACGTATTTTCACTTGCTCCTATCTCACGTGACAACGTTTTAGCACGTAAATGCTTGTTATCCAGCTCAACTTTGAAACGATGAGCAATTTCACCTGAAATTTCAGGGTCAATAGACGGCATAAAAATATTTCCTTTATGTATTTAAAGAACAAAATAATGTGCTATAGTGATTCATAGCAAATCACTATTTCCAAGGATAACGCATGAGCACAAAAAAAACACCTCTGTTTGTAAGTCGCGCTCCCAAGTTAGATGAACCACGAAAAAGCGTGATTATTTACTTACCTCTCAGTGAGTTCGAAGAAATCCAAGAACTTGCAAAAAAATCAAATCGAAGCAAATCCAGTATTGCTGGAGAACGCTACAGCGCAGGTAAAGCAAAGGAGCAAAATTCATGAGCGCAGATTACAGAAGACAAATTCGTCACAACCGTTACAACATCAATCTCAATGATGATGAGTCAAATTTGTTTGAAACCGTTTCAAAATTAACTGGCGTAAAAAAAGCAACCATATTCCGCCAGCTCATCGTAAAACAAGCATTAGCAATCTTAATCGCACAGGATATTGAAGAAGAATTTAACCTAGAGGAAGTATTAAAGAAAGGCGCAGGTGAGCACCTTTCGGAGAACTGAGATATGCCAAATAGTGATGTAGCACTCTCAGACCAAGAGAAAGAACTTATTCAAGAAGTTCAAAAATTAATGGGACACGAAACCATTGAAGAAACTATTCAATTTCTTGCCAGAGCAAGGATTCGCGAGATGTTAGCGAAGCTGGTAGGTGATGAAGTAAATCGTAATCGTCATAATTTTAGGTAGTTCAATCAAGATGATGTTTCCAGAAACCAAAGCTTTAGTTATAGATAAACTCATGGATGTTTATAGCTTTAAGTTAAAAAGTGGTAATAAATTACGTGGCAGATGTCCGTCATGTAATCATAAAGAAGCATCAGCATGGGTGCACCCTGACGAGCCGTGGGTAGTATTCTGCCCACGCAAAAATAACTGTGGTACCGAAAACCATGTTAAAGAACTTTTTCCCGAACTATTTGAAAAATGGGAAAAACGCTTTAAACCAACTCAAGAAGATCCACTTAAAACCGTAAACGCCTATTTGGTTGAAGGGCGTGGTTTTAACATCGACAAACTCAAATCACTCACATATACCCAAGAGTACTATAAAGATCCAGATCTACATGTTGGATCTATCACCATCCGCTTTCCAATTACAGATCAAAATGGCAATGAAGGCTGGTGGCAACGCATCCTAGACGAACAAGGCGTCTTAAAGAAAACGACCTTCAAATTTGGATGGTCATCTCAAAATCATGCATGGCTCACACCAAACACAAATTATTTTGAATCAAAGGAAATCTGGATTACCGAAGGTATTTTCGACACCATCGCGCTTTGGCTATCAGGTATCACCAGTTTTTCAGCATTAAGCTGCAATAATTATCCTTCAATTTTCCTAAACCAAATTTTGGCTAAATGTGCCGAAACAGGCAAACCATTACCTAAACTGGTTTGGGCATTTGATAATGACCAAGCTGGCCATGATGGAATTTTAAAATTTATAGAGCAAGCCAGAGCCGATGGTTTTGAATGTGAAGCAGCACTTCCACCAGCCGGTCGCAAAAAAACGGACTGGAACGATCTATACAAACAAGATCGACTTAAATTTACAGATATTGAAACCTACAAATATTACGGTTCATTGCTTATTGCAGAAAAAGCTGTGGATAAAGGTATACTTATCTACAAGCATAAAGGTACCAAGTCATTTCCATTCGACTTCAACAATCAAGTCTATTGGTTCAAGCTTGATATGGACAAATACGATGACTATATGAAAGGCATCGATTTTGAAAACGATGACAATCAAGATTGGGCGCAAGAAGAAAAAGACCAAGCCATTGCTGAACGTCGTGATGCTGCGATTTTAGCTGCTGCCGATGCCAAGCTCATCATGGATTGCCGTCCACGCGGACTCTACTATCAATACATGGCAGAAATTGACGAAGCCGATTATTACTTTCAGATCGATTTTCCGCGTGGCGCAAAAACCATAAAAAATACCTTTAGCGCATCACACATATCATCTGCATCAGAGTTTAAAAAGCGTTTATTGCATGTCGCTCCGGGTAAATTCTACAAAGGCAATAGCAATCAGCTTGATGCTTTTCTAGAAAGAGAACTGACCGATATTAAACGTGTCGAATTGATCAATTATGTGGGTTACAACGCAGATCATAAAGCCTATGTACTTGGCGACATTGCATATCAATCTGGTCGCCAATTCCTGATCAATAAGGAAGACTATTTTGAGTTACCACGGCATACAAATCTTAAATGCCGTAAACCATTCGCTTTAGATATCAATGCAAAGATGAATGAGTATAAAAAGGAATGGATTAATGACTTGATCGATGCATATAGCGTCCGTGGCCTGGTGACCCTAACTGCTTTTTTTGGCAGCTTATATGCACAGCAAATTAGAAAGATGCATAAATCCTTTCCATTTTTCGAAGCCGGCGGTGAACCAGGAACAGGTAAATCTACTTTGCTTTTATTCTTATGGAAGTTGTTTGGCCGTATTAAGTACGAGGGCATTGATCCAGTCAAATCAACAAAGTCAGGTCTGATTCGTACCTTCAGACAAGTCTCAAACCTTCCAGTGGTCTTGATTGAATCAGAGCGAGAAAACGAAAAAGGGGTAGTAAAGCAGTTCGATTGGGACTCACTTAAAACATTGTTTGATGGCGGATCACTCGGCGCGCAGGGCGTTAAAAACGGTGGTAATGAAACTTACGAGCCACCTTTCATGGGCACAATTATTGTGAGCCAAAATGCAGAGGTGGTATCGACGACCCCAATTATGGAACGTATCGTTCAGATTAAGTTCACCAAAGATCAACTCAGCAAAAGCAGCTTATACGCAGCTCGTAGACTTGAAAAATATGAGCCACAAGATGTAAGTCAGTTCATTTTAAATTGCTTGAACAAAGAAAATGCAGTCTTAGAAACGTATAGAGAGGGTTTTGAAAAGTACGATTCTATTCTACACGATGAAAAATATAACGTCCGTAGCTCACGAGTAGTCCAAAACCATGCGCAATTTTTGGCGTTATTCGATTCTCTTTGTAGGCACATTGTCGAGATACCAGTTGAGATCCAGAAGCAAGTTCATGCTGAAATTATTGCAATGGCTCAAACACGCGATAAAGTCATCAAATCAGATTCAATCATCGTTCAAAACTTCTGGAATACCATTGAAGAAATGGAATCTTCAATACCAAATCTTCAACACCATGACAGCGTATTAAATCACTCTGCTAAAGCTGACATTTTTGCAATCAATTTTGCGCATTTATATAAAGTCGCAGCTGATTATCGATATTCACTACCTGAATTAAACGAATTACAAACCGCATTACGTCACAGTCTTCATTACCGCTTTGTTGAAGCGAATAAGCCTATACAGAGCAAAATTGCAAATATGAGCAAACGATGCTGGATCTTCGAAAAACCTGCATCACAACGGGACTAATCCCACAACTAAAGGAGATACACATGTATCGCGTATTAATTAAAGAAACAAATGGTGCTGGTGCTTGGGCGATCGACCTAGAAAAGGTCGAAAATCATGTGCAGCGTAAAGTTCAAATGACACGTCTACAAATTCAAATCGGTCTTCTGTTTATGCCACATCAAGAAGGCAAATTTATTGAAACGCGTCTTAGAAGAAAGTAACAAGGATAATTTTTCGATGGAAATCACTGAACTCACTCAACAGAATCCATCAAAAGTTTTTAACAATATCTCAGTCGTTCCTAAAGCAGGTGAGCCATTAGTCGTTGTTGATTTTGAAGGGTTGATCTTCTCGCCTGTGATTTATGATGCAGATGATCACACTTGGAACTATAAAGGCAGTGAGTTACGTTCAGTCATTATTAAACACTGGGCATATCAATCTGAACTATATCCAACATTTAATCTACCAACTATTCCAGAGCACGAGAAAAAGTCAATTCACAAAGAAATAGAGGATGCAGTCAAACAAGAAAAAGATAAAAAACGAGAGCTTGAAAAAAATTTAATGGAGGATCTTAAAAGAGGTCTGTCCAAGGCCTTTCCAGATGCAACCATCAAAATTAACGAAATCAAAATGAATTAAGGTCTAAACCAAATCAGCACACATACAAAAGCGGCCACTTTTGTATGTGTCACATAATCACCGGAGAGCAATTATGCAAAACGATTATAACCCACAATTTAATTTATCAATTGAAACACATGAAGGTATAAAGCATTTACATCCGTTGAATGCAGATGATGTACGCATTTTTTCTAAATTTGCTATATCAGGTACGCCACGTAAACAAATCATGCAGAATTTTTTTCACAGTATTAAAAACCAATCTCCAGAAAAATTTGCACATATTCAAAAGTGGATCGAAGGTATTTTAGCAGGAGACAAAACAAAATTTTTCACTGTTCAAATAGAGAGAATTGAACAACAAGCGGAAATTCCAAATTACCTTCGCTGTGAACCACGTACCTTTAAAGTTACTCACCACATGAGCGATACGTGTGATCTTCAGTTCACATTAGTCATTAAATGCACAGATGAAATGCTGCATGAACACAATACATTCTGGTCAGATCATCAAAATAGATTAGATCAGAATGGGGGAGACATCGTCAAAGTCATGTTAAAGATGATTGCGGTTGACGTTTTTAATGCGTGTTTTCAAGGAAAAGCAAATGTCGGGTATCCACCATACAGATGGGGAATTAACACCATTTTTCAGGAAGAAGGTTGGGACTCAGATTGCTTTGAAATCACCAAACTCAATTTTGATAATAACATCAGCGGTGATGATTTTGAGTTTGAACCGGTTCAAGCAGAAGGAGCTTCATCATGAGCGAAATCTCTACTGCAGTTTTAACACCACACTTAAACCATCCAAACTTTTCTGGTGGTAGCGACTACTGCAAACGTTGCAACTATGCACATAAAAAAAGAAAGGTACCGCTGGTAGCACGGCCATTGTCTGACTATGAAAGAAAATTTCGTCAAAGATGGGCGCTTAAACAAGTTGCAATCATTCTAAATATGCCAAGCAATGCAGTACTGGGAGCTTAACCATGTCAGAAAAAACAGAAGTACATCTGAAATTTGAATCAATAATGGGCAATGACTTAAAAGATTTTATCTGGAATGAAGATCTGGAATGTTATGACGACTACACAACTCAAATTTGTTGGCTAACATTTTTGAACTCAATTCAGTATTTAACGCTCGATAATCACTGCATGATTGGCCAAACATGGTTTATGAAGGGTACGCCAGTAGCGAATCTGATCAAACATGCCGAACAGGTTTATAAAGCCGAAGCGATCACTCAAAACTCAAAAATCAAATTTGGTACAGATGACAATAGATCCTGGTTTGCCCATGACGTTCCATTTTTTGGCACTGTTCAGATGGATCAGATTGAAGAGCACGGAATAGTGGAATGGGACATTCATTTTAATGAGTGTTGGCAAGGCCCTTTCAATTCTAAAGCACGTTGCATTCAGCATCTTGAAGAATGCATTCAAGAAATGCGTGAAGAACAGGCTCAGGAGGGATAAATCATGTCAAATAACAAAAATTACCAGATTAGAATCCGAAAAGATTTATCGGACACAAAAATTCATAGAGAAGCCGAAAAATGTCTCGGTTTGTGTGTAGCTACAGAAATCAGGACATTAGAAGGCTCTTTTTTAAGTATGAAAGATGCATTTGAAAAAATGTCAGAAGTTCATGAGTTAAAAGAGTACGAAATTATCTCTGTAATTTTGATTGATTCAGATAATAGCGACCAATTAGGTGAGGATTTTGATTGGGAGGAAAATGATCATGGCTAAAAACTCAAAATTTGCCATCACCCGCGGTGGATGGTGGCCATGCGAAGAAAAAGTCTTGCTTTCAATGCTTAAAGATCATTATCCGGTGCACCGCATTGCAGAAGTACTTCAGCGTGATCGAATGGGCGTACATGCAAAAATAAACGTGATGAAACGTCAAGGTTTGATTGATATGGGAGTACTAGCAGCATGAGAGGAATCAATAAAGTTATTCTGGTCGGATCACTCGGTGCAAATCCCATTGCTAAGCATTTCCCTAACGGCAGCGGTTACGCGCAATTTTCAATTGCAACAAGTGAACGTTGGCAAGATAAACAAACGGGTGAATATCGTGAAAATACCGAATGGCATCGCATCGTAGCGCATGGCCGTTTGGGTGAAATTGCATGCCAATATCTAAAAAAAGGCTCAAAAGTCTATATCGAAGGTTCATTACACACACGTAAATGGACAGATCAAAACCGACAAGAAAACTACATCACGGAAGTGAAAGTTCATAACCTTCAAGCACTTGATAGTGCTCCGATTGCAAGTGCAGTATGAGAGATTAAATATGAAAACAATGACATCCAATAATACAAATTTTTTAAAAATAGGCTCTAAAGTGGTTTTTATAGATGATGACATGCCAAGTCATATTATGACGGTATCGAGTCTTGATCATGACGGGATTTTTATGGATGACTACCGTAAATTTGCCATTAGAGATCTAATCCGAATTGCTACTGAAGAAGAAATAATCGCAAATAGTAGAGGAGTAGTTAAGCCATGACAGCCCTTATTTTTGATACAGAAACACATAAACTGCATGGCGATATTATTGAAGCTGCAGCGATGGAAGTTCAGTTTCAGCCATTTACTGATTATCCAATCATTCCAACAATGTTTGACTTCACTAAGCGTTATAAACCAAGTGAGCCAATCTCAATTGCTGCAATGGCCATACACCACATCGTTGATGAAGATCTTGTTAAATGTCCTTCATTTACCAAGTTCAAATTGCCAAAAGATAATATTGACTATCTGATCGGTCACAATATTGATTATGACATCGATGCAATTGAACGCGCTGGTATAGATGCATCAAGCATCAAGCGGATCTGCACATTAGCAATGGCCAGATACCTCTGGCCACATTTTGAATCTCATAAATTAACAGCTTTGGCTTATCAATTAAGCTCTGATCGGAAAGCAACAAGGCGAGGTGTAAGAGGTGCTCATTCTGCTTTGAATGATTGCAAAACAACACATGCACTTTTATTGAATATTGTCCGAGTCAGACAAATCAAATCAATGGAAGAGCTTTATCAATTTTCACAAATGGCCAGAATACCCACCCATATTTTTTATGGCCCTCATCGAGGTAAAGCCATTGCAGACCTATCCAGCTATGATCTGGAATACATTGCAAGAAAGTCAGATGATCAATATTTACTGACTGCAATCGAAGCTGAACTTCATTCACGCGAAGAAGAGGAGCTTCCTTTCATTTAAGCTGCTCAAAAGCACCTTTCATGCACCTCCGAACGGAGGTGCAATCTTTTAAAATAACCCCAATCATTCAAGATACTTAAATGTAGGACTTTCCATGTCTGCAGGATTAGAAATTCGCGGAAAATCGATGCGCATCTGGATGCGACCGATCGCAACTGAACCACTAATTAAGGAAACACTCGACTGGCCATTTACACCAGAAAATCAGGAACGCGCAGAGAAGCTGGCCAACCTCATTAAATTGGAGATCCAGCTCGATCAATTTCAACTGGCCAAACACTTCCCAAACTCTAAAAATATTAAGAAAAATCAAGTCAACTACTATGCCCAGCAATATCTTGATCAAACCATAAGAGAAGTTGCACCGAGCACCTACGATTCTTATCGAGGCCATGTAAACAACCATATCGTCCCTAAATTTGGGAAAATTCATCCAAAAGATATCAATACGAACATGCTTAAAAGATGGATTGAAGATCTTAAGGAGTCGCTAAACAACAAAACAGTGCGAGAAATAATTACTCGGTTCGCACAGATCCATGCGATCTGGAGAGATGAAAAGCAAATGCCCTATAACCCATTTGAAAATATTGTGATTCATCAGCTTGATCCACCAGAGCCGGATCCATTTAGCAAAGTCGAAATCGCCATGATTTTAAATACTGAAACAGATCTCGATATTCAAAATCTATTGCCATGCTTATTCTGGACTGGACTTTCAATGTCAGAACAAATTCCTATCGCTTGGGAAGATATCGATCTGGAGAACGGTACCATTCAAATATCAAGATCCTATGTCCGGGGTATTTATCGCGTCACTAAAAACCGACGTAGAAAAAGACGAATCAAGCTGCTCGAACCGGCTATTCAAGCACTTAAAAAGCAATATCAAACCACAGGTAATACAAAACCAAAAACCATTGAAGTACTGCAGCGTGACAACAAGACCAAACGTATAGAAAAAGTCCGCTTTGTTTGGGTCAATCATGAACGCTCAAATCACTTCGAATACCACGAACTCAGGTACCGCTGGAATAAACATTTAAAAAAAGCGAAGGTACGTGGGCGTGGAATCAATCAGGGTCGGCATACCTTTGCCAGCCAGCTTTTAACCTCCGGCCAAGTTCCTCCGGAGTGGATAGCAGAGCAGCTTGGCCATAGTGATACGTCAATGATCTATAAGCATTATGGAAAGTTAATCGCAGAAGATCTGCCTGACTACATCACAAAGCTGAATAACTATATTTCGATGTAATGAAACTTACTTTTTAATTACTTCAAAATAGACATAATACTTTTACTATAAGTGCCTAAATATTAAGGCACTTTTTTTATTTATTACTCCATTACTTCATTTTAAGTCTTTTCAACAAACAAGTATAAGTCATTGAAAATTAATGGTGGAAAAAACATCAGTAATGGAAGTCTGAGTAAGTTTGATTCAGATCTAAATATGACTAAATTCCCATATTTAACCCATCTATCAGATGCGTCTAAGCTAAGTTATTAATAAATATAGAGCTAATACATAGATTATGGTGGGTTCGAATCCCGTCATTCACCCCACTCTTTTAAAGAGAGTATCGGAGCATAGCACAGCCTGGTAGTGCACCTGGTTTGGGACCAGGGGGTCGTAGGTTCGAATCCTACTGCTCCGACCATTTAAAACTTAAGTTTTAAAATAGATAAAATATCCGCTTAAATGCGGTTTTTTTATGTCAGAAATTTCTTCCTTTCAAAATATCTCCACCACATGATTGTCATGGAGATTTGAAAATTTTAAGTTTAAGGAATAATAATTACAGCAACACGACGATTTGCAGCACGATTTTCTTCAGTCGTATTGGGTACTAAAGGTTGTTCAGCACCGCGACCAACAATCTGTATATTTTGTACTTTAAAACCATGCGCTATGAAAATATTAGCAACGCTCTGTGCACGTTCTTGGGATAACTTCAAATTATATTGAGGAGCTCCAATATTGTCGGTATGTCCAACGATTTTCACTTTTTGCAAATCATATTTTTGCAACTGACGACTTAAACGTGAAATTTCCTGCTCATGTGCAGGTTGAATATCTGTTTTATCGAAATCAAATAACAATCGTTCTGGTAAACCGAGTGTCCAGCCTTCATCGGTCAGTACGAATCCTTCCTTTTTTAACATACGGACTTGTTTATATTTTAATGGGCCAAAACTTAAGCAACCAGAAAGAGCAATACAAATCATTGCTAAAAATGAAATTTTCAGGGAGTGGTTAAGCATATGGAATTCCAAAATTAAGGTTTATAAATAAACCAGTGGTGAGTTAAATGTTTTGCTTTATACATCGATTGATCGGCTTGCATGATCAAATCTTCTGGCGTAGTAGCGAATCTTGAAAATGCGATGCCTAAACTAAAGCTGAATTCAATAGATTGCCCTTCAAATAAAATCGGTGCTTTGCTACTGGCAATTAAATTTTCAGCAATCGTAATCAGGTGTTCAACTTGGTGAATGGATTGCAGAATGACGGCAAATTCATCTCCACCCAAACGTGCAATAAAATCTTGATGTCTCAGCTTTGATTTTAAACGCTTCGCCATTTCTTCTAGCACGGCATCACCTGCTAGATGTCCAAATTGATCATTGATTTGTTTGAAATTATTATTATCAATAAACATCAAAGCGGAATTCTGCCGTTTCTGGTGATCTTCAAATAAATCAACCAGTTCTTGATAAAAGTAGCTTCGATTTGGGAGCTGGGTTAAATGGTCATGATGTGCTTTAAATGATAATTGATGATTTTCATTTTGTAGATGTGTATGCCACGTTTGAATTTCTTCCAATAATTGATTAAATACATCATTTAAATCTTGAAACTCTTTAATATTATTATTTGGAAAGCGTAGGTTATATGCTTTTTGATCGCTGACGACCTGGGCAATCTGAGTCAATGGGCGCATGGATTGCATAATATAACGATAGGTCATATTGGTTGACCACCATAGCGCAATGACAATAAAAATCATGGCAATCGCAAGGCCAATTAGAATGGTAATAATAAACTGAATAATTTTTTCTGAACTTCCAAAAAGAACCAACTCACCAATTTTGTTGTTGTGATGATAAACTGTTAATTTAATAGGATCTTTTAGAAAAACATAATCTAAAAAGCTTTGGAGCTGACTATAATAAACAGGGGGTTTTGAACTCGATGCCAATTCTAAATGATTTTTGTCATAAATATGAATCGTACGAATCGAATGCTGCTCCGTATATTCATTTAAAATTTGTTGTAATGTGAGTTGATCTTTAAAAACCAGTGCAGGCTGAATCCGTTCACTCACGGTCAACCCTAAAATATTCAAATTTTGTTTGGCATAAGTTTCAATGGTAAATATTGAAATAAGAACAAACGTGAATGTACAGATAAAAAAAGTAATGGCAAAAATCGTTGCCTGAGATTTGCGGAATAAAGAATGTAAAGACTTAGATTTATACAGATTTGAAATCATTTCTCCTTACTCCGCATTGCGAGCTAAAAGTAGTACTCGAGGATCAATATGAACCTGAGAATAACTTAAAGCATCGAGATTAACTTTGAAGGTGGTTAATCCGCGCTGCGTGTATAAACAAAAAATGCTTCCGGTTTCACAATCAGGATTATTATTGCTAAAAGATAATAGGTTTCTTTGAGGATAAGCATTCACTAAATTTTGCTGTTGTTGGGGCGTGAGATTAGAAAAATAAACCGCCTGACATTGAGATTTCGAAAAATTGACCGCGCTCAGCCCTTGAATATGATATTCATAAGCAGATTGTTTGACTTGGCTTTGAAACGCTGCCGTTGCAACAGGATTATCAATGACACATAAGGTTGGTGTAATATTATTTGGCCATTTACTATAACTTAAAATGGCTAAAGTCAGGCTATAAGCATTATGGACAGAAACAGCGGGCACAGTTTCACAGGCCATTAGGATGACCATAGCAACAGCTAAACTTCTTCTTATACTGTAAAACATGTCAATAAAACTTATAAATATGCAACCGTCGTCTAATTCTACTTAAATTAGCTGTTTAAAAAAAGTTCTAAATATTTTTAACGAAAATAATAAAAAATGCTGAATTGTTTTCTAAATTAAGCTGATTGGTGCAAATAACAATCAAACCCGTCAAATATGATCAAAACATAGACGAAGGAGTGAAATCTTTAAAAAAAGGGGTTGCGTTGGTTGTAGAATGCTGTAGAATGCGCACTCATCGGCG